ACTTGCCCGTAAGCAGAAGCGTAAACTGACTTATGTGTCTAATATCTACGTGGTGAAGGATCCTGCTAACCCCGCCAACGAAGGTAAAGTCTTCCTGTTCAAGTACGGTAAGAAAATCTTCGACAAACTGACTGCAGCGATGCAACCCGAATTTGAGGATGAAGAAGCAATCGATCCGTTTGACTTTTGGCAAGGTGCTAACTTCAAACTGAAGGCAAAGAACGTTGCTGGTTATCGTAACTATGACTCCAGTGAGTTTGCCAAACAAGGTGCTCTCCTGGACGATGATGACGCTATGGAAGCAGTGTGGAAGAAGCAGTATTCGCTTGCTGAACTGACTGCTGCCGATCAGTTCAAGTCCTATGATGAACTGAAGAAGCGTCTTGACTATGTGCTCGGAACTAAAGGCACTCCCCGTTATCAGGACCCTGAGGACCTGGATGAGGACAACACTCGTGGTTCTACCCGTGAACTGACTGAAGACCTCCGTGAGGAACTGTCTTCTCTGAAACCCACCCGCCGTGCTGCTGCGGTTGAGGAAGATGAGGATGACGATGCGCTGTCCTACTTTGCCCGCCTTGCTGAAGAGTGAAGTCAGACTACACTATTGAACGTGTAAGTAAGTCCGAAGCCGCAGAATTACTTCTGCGGTTTCATTATCTTAAGGACTTTTCTAAGTCATTTAAATCTGGGTATAATTATGGTCTTTACAAAAGTAATGACTTTTGCCCATTGAATATTGGAGGTATTCAGGGAGTCTGTGTTTTTACTGGACTTCCTGTTCCTGAAGTTGCACAAGGAGCATTTGGTTTAGACAGGAATGAACAAGAAGGATTATTTGAACTTTCACGACTTTGCATCCACCCTGGAACACAACAAAAAGAATATAACATCACCTCATGGTTTGTATCCCGTTGTATCAGACAACTCCGCAGAGATACCAAAGTCAAAGCAATCATATCTTATGCCGACACTGATTTTCATGATGGTACAATCTATCGTGCCTGTAATTTTCAGTATTGCGGTCTTACAGAACCAAAAAAAGACTTTTACTATTCAGACGGGACCAAGCATTCAAGAGGTAAGATAAAAGGTGCCGAAGGAGAATGGAAAGACCGTTCTCGAAAGCACCGTTATGTGATGATTTTTGATAAAAGTCTAAAACTTTTATGGTGACGTGTTTAATGTATTTTCTGTCTTGATAAGTCTTTCATTTACATATTGGGAAGACTTATCATAGAACATAATCTTTCTCATATCCGTCAAGAACAGACCTAAGTATTCTGGTTTAAGAATATACAGTTCTCTTTTCTTATTGTTTTTATCAACTTCATACTCATAGTTGCTGACTGCTGTAACTGGATTTAAAGTTGCTAATCCGTTACTTGGGTCTGGAATTGTAAAAGAGGAGTCTACTACTTTACCTGCAGGAAGAACAAGTCTTTTGTTTGAATCTTTGACTTCTGTCGTGACATAATATTTGACTGCATTTAGATTTGCTAAACCGTACTTGTTTAAAGCAAAGTTATACAAGTCTTTATCAGATAGTGGCCATTGCTCTCTTACATTGACAATACCTGCTGTGATTAATACAACCCAATCCAAGTCAGAAGCACTATAAAGTTCCTCTGCAACTGTATCGGGACGAGCACCATCTTTAACAATATATTTGTTGAAAAGAGTAAAAACATTTTGTAAATCATCACGCAGTTTAACTCTTCTGAATAAGTTCTTGACTCTTACATAATCTAGTGAAGAGTTTTTATCAGATAATGGTGATTGATAGTCTAGATTTGGTAGTTCTCTAAAGTAAGACATATCAGTAACCTACTCCATTGAGACCTTCTTGGTCATATTCTTGAGCGTAAATTGGATTGATTTCATTAAAGTTCAATCCTAATTGGAGATGAACGGGTGTTCCGTCGTCATATGTTGAATATGTATTTGAACCAGTATAATTAACTGTCATATTGGTTAAGGCGCAAACCTTAAAACGATTTAAGAACGGGTGGTCATTTTTTCCGCTCATATATTTAATTTTAAATAAGTCTGGCGCTTGTAGGAAGAATCCGTCTTTTGTTGATTTTGCTGCCATAGACTTTTTCAAGAAACGAATCATCTTCATAATTTCTAGACCTTCTTCCGAATACCTTGGAGCAAGGTCAAAGATGAAACTAAAAGACCTCAAGGAAGGTCCATCAAAAAGAAGTTCTTGGTTTGGATTTAAAACTTGACCAGTTGTTCTAGCAACAATTGATTTAATATTAACGTTTCCTCCAGCAAAATTTACTACTTTTCCAGCAATAGCACTTTGTAAGGCTAGTATAGAAGCATTGCCTAAATTGTTTGTAGTGGGATTTGATGTTCCAACATCTGAAACAAATTTTGTACCACCTTTTACAACATCTACTATACCTGATATTCCACCCTTTATACCAGTTGCGGCAGCAGCCAATCCAGCAGCTTCAAGCGGATTTAAACTAGAAGAACCCCATTCAACAGAGTTTGCGTCTCCTATTGATTGAGGCATTGGTAGTATTACGTGTCCAGATACCAATTCATTTTGAGATTGTGCCTGTGTTTGATTTTCAGTTGTTATATAAGGTGCTGCTTCAGTTACAGTAAAAACTGGTGGTTTGAACTTCACAACTTTCAAGTACAAGTAATCAGTACTTTCAGTCATCGCTTGTCTTGGATATCTATAATATTCTACTCCACCCGTCTTTGATTGCGTATTAGACGCTATATTTGTTGCTGCTGTTTGAAGTGCATTTGCGCCGCCCAAATTTAGAGCAGGGATTTGCCCAGTATCGACTCCAAACTTAGCGTCTGTAAAGAAATCCGCCATCTATTTTTTCTAACTATTTAGACGGAAATTGGCAATTGGCAGTTCTTGTAAATCCCTGAGTTCGCTAGGGTAAATTTCATAAAGAGAACCAGCAACTTCGTTCCAAGTGTATTGCCTCATTTCTCCCCAATGAAAATTGATTGCTTTGAATCCCCAAGAATAAACATCTGTAACTGCCACCAAAGGATTCTGGTCATATGTTAAATTGGTAGTTTTAGCATTGTAAACAAAAAGATAAAACTTTCCAACACTTGGCATCTTTCCACTTTCTTGAAGCACTTCTAGAAGTTCAAGTACAATATCATCAGCACTTTCTGTGCCAATAAGACCATCAATAACTGAACGAACACGATTCTTATCGCTATCAGTGTCTGTTGGTCTCTTTTTTTCCCTTTGTTCGGCAAGTTTTCTTCTTTGTGATTGAAGAAGAGTTTCTCTTTTCTGTGCCATTAATTAATACCAAGTTCGTTTTCTGTTAGAACTTTGAATTCATATCCTCTATCAGCACACCACTCTTTTGCTGCTTCCCACTTTGCCTGATTCTTTGCATATTCATATGCTTCATAAAGATATTTTTTAGTCTGTCTTTGTGGTTTTGTTGGTGGAGCAGTTTGTCTTTGTGGTTTAATCTCAATCATATATTTTTTGATTAGTCCATTTGCTTCTTTAACTTTAATTAGAAAGTCCGGAAAGTACCGGTGGGGTTTTCCATCCACTGGAGACCTATACCACACAAACATTTCTTCACTGGAATATTCTAAAATATTTTCATTCATATCACAATAATAAAGAAATTTTCTCTCCCAACTTGATCTATAATATATTTCACAAACATTTCCTTTGTATTTTTCAGGATTCGCTGGTCGGTATTTTCCCTGTAAGAATTTTTTCTTATTCATATTTTTTCCATCCTTTATGATTTTTATTTCTTCCAGCAACTACTTGTTGTAAGCAACCAATACTCAAATTATTATCTTTGGCAAATTTGGTGAGATTTTTAATTTCTACTACTTTTCCAGTTGGATCTATTAGTTTATATTCTTTACTATTTCTTTCTGATATTCGTTTTTTCAATTCATTTGAAATTTTTCTTCCTATGTTTGGACTTGGATTGTTTTCATAATATTTTTTAATATTTTCACTGATTTTTGATTTAGTATCTTCACTATGGGTTTTTCCATACATTGGATTTAGTTTTCCAAATCTAGCACTGCCATACATACCATTTTTTTCACCATAATTTACTCTAGAGTTTCTAAAATTTTCATCTGTTTCGTGTAAAA